TTACTGCGCTCATGGAGGAGCAGGGATTGAGGCCACGCGTAGCAGGGAGCAGTCACCTGTATGACGTTGAAAAGTTGGTCGCTATCGTGATCGACCACAAAGGCGCAATGACATCGACGGATCGCCGAAATATGGCGCAAGCTCGGAAGGCCGAAACGGAGACGGCAATTCTCGAGCGCAAGTATATCAAGATTGAGGACATCGCAAAACCACTTGGCCACGCTATCTCAGCGATGAACAAAGTCATTTCCAGGCTCGACATCAGCGACGAGGATAAAGGAAATTGCATCGAGCAACTCCAAATAGTGCTGGACGAGTTCACAGAGGAAGATTGAGCGGATGGACGACAGCTACAATATTTCGCAACTGTCTTTGCTGAAAACGGTCAACCAGACGCTGAAAGATTCGCTCAGATTCCGCCCTGCTATCTCCTTCGAAGATTGGGCTACGCGTTACATCATCAACCCGGACGGCACTCCGTTTCGATTTCGAGAGACGCAGGTGCAAATAGCTCGGGACTTGTTCAATCCATCGCTGACATCAGTAGCGATCCGGGCATTTTCTGGCGCAGGCAAAACCTATCTCTTTGCGGCTGGACTCTGCTATGTGGTCGAGCAGTTGCGGACTGCCGCCGGCGTCATGTTTCCATCTCAAAGCATCGCTGAGGATTGGGTGAACGAGGAACTTTACAAAATGTTCTTGGCGACTCCGGCGATTGAGAAGATGGAGATGGAAACCGATCTCAAGAGATTAAAGCGATGGAACAGCGGCGCAGCAATCCACGCAATAGGCAGTAATTCATCCGGCATGATTCGAAGGCTACAGGCTCCGGTTCTATATGCTGACGAAATCGACGCAATCACCCAAGAGACGACCGACGAAGGGGACAAACTCGCGCAATTTTTCAAACGCGCCCGGGGCGAGAAAAACCAATACAAGTGGGCGTCGTCTTACCCGTCGCTCAAAGGCCACTCGAAAATCGACGCAATGTTTGACCAGTCTGACCAATGCCGTTGGTTCGTCACCTGCCCGAAATGCGAGCATGAATGGGAAATGCAGATAAAAGACCTGCAATGGAAAACAGGCGAGCCAGAAAGCGCAGTAATCGTCTGCCCAAGTTGCGGCGAAAGACACGACGACCAATCAAGGCTCGCGATGGCAAAGGGTGGAAGGTTCTTGGACAAGACACTGAGCGAACCGAGAGATTCAGGCGAGCGCGGATTCCACCTGAATTGCCTAGCGAACGTAGGCGACCACTCAGCAGCCTATAACGGCTATTTGCATGAAATCGCTGCCGAGATTGAGCGCGGGAAAAAGGCAGATTCACCGGAAAAAGCCAAGCGGGTATTTGTAAACACGATGCTGGCGGAATCTTACGCAGAGCAGGTAGAGTCAAAACCAGAGCCTCACGTCCTATACGCTAGGCGCGAAGAATACAATCCAGGCGAAATGCTCCCGGCTGACGTTCTCATGCTCACCGCTGGCGTCGATTGGCAAAAGAACAGATGCGAGTTGATCGTGATGGGTTGGGGCGACAACGCAGAGAGTTGGGGCGTCGCATACAAAACCATTTTGGGGAGTCCGATGGAGCTTTCCACCTGGCAAAAGCTCGACAAGGAATTATCAAAGCGATACGCGCACCCAATCGCCGGATCGCTCGGAATCGTTTGCACGATGATTGACTCCGGGAAATGGCAGGATGCGGTATTGGCGCAGACTCACATGCGGACACGGCAGCGAGTCTATGGCTGCAAGGGAGCTAGGACTATTGACCGCGTATTGATGGACAATAAACCAACGCGGATCGGAGCGGCAAAAATTCTGCAATACCACATCGGCACTCACGAAGCCAAAGAGACCATATACTCCCGGCTCGATTTGCAACCGGACGAGGCAGGCAAATCACATCCTCGCGGATTCATTCACTTTCCAAAGACGGCAGAGTTTGGACCTTCAGCCGGTGGAGAGGCTACCGGCTTTTTCGAAATGCTACTCGCAGAGGATTCTGTGATCCGGCGCAGCTCCAAGACGGGCGAATTTGTTCGCTTTTTCGAATGCCAAAGAGGTCAGAGAAACGAAGCTCTCGACTGCATGGTCTATGCGATGGCAGCAGAGCGGAGGATGTCGCCAAAATACGAGGAGATTGCGCGAAATATGCTCAAATAGGGGGTAATTGCGGCGAATTTGCCTATATGTGCATCAGTGTTACCGTTAGCTTATGGCAATCGAGATATACTCAAAACCGCCGAAAAGCCTAATTGCCGGAGATGTTTACCAATGGACAGACACTCCAGAAAGCATCGACGACGTTACTGCGTATTCTGTGATTTTCAGATCGGTTAATGATGGCGATATATCTTTTACCATTACAGGAACCGACGATTCTGACCACTTCACGTTTGAAATAGAGGGCGCAGATACCGCGTCCCTGGCAGCGGACGAGTTTGCAATCACCAAAATCATTACCTACACTTGGGGCAGGGAGAGCGAGGAAAGTGGTTTTCTGACTTTGCTACCAAATCCAACGGCAGCACCGTCAGAGTCATTCAATTCAAGAATGGTCGGATTGCTTGAATCTCACATTGAGGGCAGACTCCCGGAAGGATTGGAGAGCCATACTATCGGAGGAGTCCCAATCTCCAAAATTTCTCTAGTAGAAGCGCAGCAGTTGCTTTCAGAATACAGAGGCAGACTAGCCTACGAAATCAAAGCAGATTTGCAGCGGCGCAATCCAGACGAGCCTACCGGCAATACAATTCACATCCACTTCTAAGAGATGCCTTCCAAAATAAAAGCAGCATGGGACGCGCTACGCGGCAAGTCTGAAATTACAAAGCCAAAGAATAGATTTTTTGAGGGGGCATCTGTCAGTCGTTTTACTAGCGATTGGGTCACGCGAAACGCGTCTCTCGATTCGCTGATGGAAAATAGCCTGGTAAAACTTCGCTCTAGGTCGAAGCAACTTTGCCAAAACGACGGATACGCAGCCAACGCAGCAACTCAGGCAGTTCAGAATGTGGTCGGTCACAGTGGTTTTCGCTTAAAGGTCCGGGCCAAAAATAAACGAGGCGGAATCGACAAAGCAGCGAGCAAAGCGGTAGAGGATGCTTGGAAGAAATTCTGCAAGCGGCAAAACTACACCGTGACAGGCGACGTTACAGAGCATGAGTTTGACTGCATCTTCATGCGCTCCGTATTTGTTACCGGCGGAGGCTTGGCTAGGATGGTAAAAGGCTACAATCGCAATCCGTTTAGATTTGCGATGCAGGGAATCGCGATGGAGCGACTCGACCCGGAGCTGTATGATAAAGAACGGCGTATTTTCATGTCTGTCGAAAAAGACGGATTCGGAGCAGTAACAAAGTATCACGTTCTCGACAAGCACCCCGGGGATAGATGGGACGGTAGAGTGATAAACGGACCGCGACAGACTCTCGATGCCAGCGAGGTTATACACGCATTCATCAAACATGAGTTTTCACAGTCTCAGGGCTTGCCTTGGTTGAGTAACTGCTTGACTAGGCTGAGAATGCTACACGGATACGAGGAGGCCGAACTGATTGCCGCTCGCGCCCATGCAAGCAAGTTGGGATTCTTCGTTTCTGATTTCGACTCTCCCGCTGGCGGATACCAAGGGGAAGGAAAAGATAATTTCGGAAATATCAAAATGGACGGCAGCCCTGGCAGTTTTGAAAACCTACCTCCCGGCGTCAGACCAGAACTATTGGACCCAACGCATCCTAATCAAAACCTACCAGGATTTCGCAAAGCAATGTTGCAAGCTGTCGCGGCAGGTCTGACAATTTCGTATCCGCAACTAGGCTCTGATTTGGAAGGCGTGAACTACAGCTCGATTCGCCAAGGCACATTGAGCGAGCGCGATATGTGGAAATTGGTGCAGAAATGGTATATCGACGAGGTAAAAACTCCGATCTTTGAGCAGTGGCTCGAGATGGCGATCATGTCAGGCGAATTGGCTTATGATATCTCTGATTTTGACCGATTGGCACATCCTGAGTTCCAAGGGCGACGGTGGGAGTGGATCGACCCAGACAAGGATGCCCGGGCAGAGGATCGCAGGCTCAAAAACAGACTGACATCTCACCAGAGGCTCGCACGTAGCAAAGGAGAGGACATCGAGGAGATATTTGACGAGATCGAGGCTGACTCGGCATCTGCTGAAAGTAGGCAAATAGATATGTTTTTGGACATACCAGACGTTCAGCCAGCACCTGACGAACTAGGCTAATTTGCCTTATCGTTTTTATGTGTTTTGTTTTTAATGTGAAGACGCAGCAGAAACAGACATGGTATAACCTTTCGCAAGAAGGTTCAGTAGCCGATATATCCATACACGACGAAATCGGTGGATTTGGAGTATCGGGCAGTAGCTTCCTCGCAGAGATGCAGGCGATGGAAGGAGTAGACGAAATAAATCTTTCCATACACTCTCCCGGCGGCGACGTGCTGGAAGGATGGGCGATCTACAACGCTATAAAAAACTTTGAAGGCATCGTTTCCGCAAAGGTAGAAGGATTCGCTGGCAGCATGGCGTCAGTGATTCTGATGGCAGCCGACGAAATCGTTATGCCATCAAACAGCTATTTGATGATCCACAATCCGTATGTAGGACTTGTCGGCGATTCGCAAGCACTTGGAGATGCCGCAGCTACACTGGAGAAGATTCAAAACAGCATTGTTTCGGTATACGTCGAGCGGACCGGACTAACACGCGAGCAGGTCCAAGATTTGATGGATCGCGAAACATTTATGGATGGAAACGAGGCTGTCGATCTCGGTTTTGCAGATCGAGTCGAGGAAAGTTTCAAGGCGGCAGCATTCAAGGAGTCATGGGCGAACAGCATTACAAAAGATTTACCAAAAGGGTTGGTTTTCGGGGAAATTTCCGGACAGCCCGAAACAAAACCAACAAACCACAAAGAACTACCTCACAACATGAGCGAAGAAGTAAAGCCGGAAGCCCCGGCTATCAATATCAAGGACATTCGCGACGAGGAGCGTCACCGCATCGGAGAAATTTCCGCTATCGGGCAGCGTTTCAACGTCGACGAGAAGGAAATCAACTCTGCAATCGACAGCGGCAAAGCTACTGACGAGTTCCGCGCAGAGGTGATGAACAATTTCGACCCAAGCAAATTCGCAGCAGGCGGCTCAAATGAGTCTGTCTACGTAGGCGAAAAAGAAGTTCAGAGCTACTCTGTTCTTAAAGCAGTCAACGAGCATATCAACGGCGGATTGACCGGCCTCGAGCGCGAAGTTCAAGACGAGCTTACTCAGCGTTTCCGCGCAGCATCCGGCGACACTCCAAAGGGCATTTTGATTCCCGGCGAAGTTTCTCACGGAGTCAAGAACGCCGCTACAGTCGGAACTACCACTTCTGGTGGTCACACCGTAGCAACGGAATTGCAGCCTGTTGTCGACTATTTTGAGGACTACTCGCTTCTTCCAGCACTGGGAGCAACGATCTTTCGCGATGCTACCGGCAATCTCAGTTTTCCAACGGCTACAAGCGGGTATACGGGTAGTTTCGATGGAGAGACTGACACGATTGCAAACGCCGATGCAGTATTCTCTAACTTCACCATGACTCCAAAGCGAGTCGGTGCAGGAACTAGCGTTTCTCTCCAGCTACTCCAGCAGTCATCTGTTGATTTTGAGGGCTGGATTCGCTCCAAGCTCGGACAGGGCATCTCGATTGCCATCGACCGTGGAGCATTCACCGGAGCAGGCGGCGACGCCCCAACCGGCATCCTGAACGCATCTGGAACCAGTGCCTACACTTGGCAGGTCGGCAACTCCGCCCACCAGAACGTAATTGACCAGTGGAAGGAACTCCGCGACGCGAAAGTTCCACTTACATCGGCCAAGTGGCTCTCTGAGCCAGGCGTCACTGCTGATTGGATGGCGACTCCAAAAGAGTCCGGCCAAGCCAACTACGTCATCGACGAGAATCCAAACGGAACTCAGCGCGCACTCGGTTACGAGTACTACGATCACACCGACATTACCGCCAACAAGGTAATTTTCGGACAGTTCAGTAGCCTGCTCGTCTGTCTTTGGGGTGGTATTGATCTGACCGTTGATCCTTACAGCAGCAAGAACTCGGGAACGGTTGAGCTGTTCGCGAACGCATTCGCTGACGCAGCACTTGAGCAGCCTTCCGCCTTCGTTATCGGAGACAACGGAACGACTCACGCATAATTCACCAGATAGCCCGGAGGCAATTCCTCCGGGCTATCACATCCCGCTGATGAGATGAAAATTTACTTTTCAAAACCGAACGTAAACTACAAGGGCGAGCCTCAACCGCAGGGAACCGTTCTTGATGTAGACAACGCACAGCACCAGGCAGCTTTGTTGTCAGGCGGCTGCAAGATTTACGATCCAGAGATTCACAAGATCAAAAAGCCAGCACCAGCCAAGGCCAAAAAGGTAAAGAGCGATGAGGGCTAGACCGTCATATATTGCACCTTGCCCGGGTCCGAAAGAGAGTGGAAAAAACCACTCGATGCTTCACGCACTGAGGACCGGCGCAGGCTTGGCATTTGATACGGTTACGAGTCTCGAGCGAGACGTAAAGGCATGGAGGTCATTGCCAGAAACCGACAGAGATGCAGCGGCGAAAGCTGCCGGAATCGACGCGGAGAATCTGGAAATGGCAATCGACTCAATGGCAGCGGCACTCCCACAAGCGCAGCAGCCAAAGACGAAAAAAACAAGCAAAGCAAAGGACTAATTTTTCCACAAGGCGGATCATTCCGCCTAGTGTCCCATCCATCCGCGCAAGGGCGGCGGAGTAATCCGCCGCCCTTTTTTCATCATGGCAAACAACCTGACAGCAGACCACACCCTAGCGTTCGACGAGGCGTATTCGCTCTCTGGGGCATACGTCACGATTGAGGGCGAGAGCATCCGCGCAATCATTCCATTTGAACTGTCAGAGACGCAATCGTTTGGCGACATGGGAGAGATGGAGTTCACCGGGGAAACAAACATAACTGTTTTGGCTGACGACCTTCCAACTATCGACGCTGAAAGCACTGTTTCTCTTGGCGGGGCCGAATACAGAATAACAAACCTCTCACAAGAGGGAACTATCGCAATCCGTCTCACTATAGAAAAACCGTAATGGCTGATCCACTAGCAAAACGAGTTGAGACGGTCATCGTCGGACTGATTGAGGCTCAACTATCTGCCGCGCAAGTCGTTCAATTTGGCGACATTGAGCGAGCAGGGAAAACATACGTTGCGGTCAGATGCAGCCAAAACGGGGAGGACCCGGCAGGCGCAGGCATTTTCAACCTGTCGCTAGAGATAATGGCGCATGGGCAGCACTCGCAGGACGACATCGCTACTCTTGAGGCAATCTTTGATAATTGCTACGAATTTTCCAACGCGGTCAGAGTTGCAGCCAGCAGCTCCTTCGTCGTGCCACAGGGCAAGGCTATAGACGTGGATGGATCATCCAAAACCGGCGACTCACTAGATACAGAGTATCGCTACAATTTTTCAATTTACGCGCAGACGCAGGAAATCTCTGACTCTGCATAAAACAAACAAATATCATGGCAACACCATCTTACATTCAAGCAGGCGGACACGTCAGAGGAATTACCTCTGCGGAGTCTGGAATTAACATCTCTAGTTTCAGCGAGAGCTTCAGCAACGAGAAAGCACTCATTCTCGACCGATTCGGAGGCACTACCGGATTCGCTACAGACTTCGATCCGCAAAGCACCGTATCCATCGAGGGCGAAGTAACTACTGCGCTCGATTCAGTTATGTCTGCCGCATTTGCGACAGCTCTGACTATTGCAAACAGCACCGACGCTTACGATTCGACTTCGGGCGATTACTTTCTGGAGTCCATTGAGCTGTCAGCAACCCGCGACGCATTTCAGACGGCATCCATTGAAGCTGTTCGATACAATGGCGTAACAGCAGCGTAACGGGTCGGATGGGACACAAGTGGAATAAACAATGGATGTAGGGATTGGATTTAGAGCAGTTAGCGGCGACAAGGACGACCGGATCGGATTTGCGGCGGCGGCGGTATCAGTAGGTTTTGACTTGGTGGAAGAAACGCCGGGAGTTTCGAACGTCTATTCTGAGGAAAACAAATACGAGCCGGACAAACCTGGCGATATTAAATATTTTCTGCCGCTTTCAAAAGGCGCAATCGAAGTGTCTGATTTAGCAAAAGTATGGATCGACCCATCGGCGGCACTTAACGACGCGGAAGCGTTGCCTGCTAGAATCAAGTCAGCAGCCAACGCTCAAGAACTAGCTGCCCTATGCGTCGAATTTGATTCGATTTACATCAAAGCGGCATTCGCCCACATGCGGCTATTCTCTTTGAATAGGATCAAGCTACCCGGTCACACATCCGACGAGGACAACGCCTCTGCATATCTCGATTTGTTCGCTCGAAAGTTGGAGGACGCGCACGATAAAACTAGCAGAACGAAGCTGGCAAAGTCACTCGCTGCGAATTGGAAACCGGCAATGCTTAGCTGGCTAAGAGCATACCGCTCTAATTTTCTGGAGCTTGCGAATTTGTGGAAGGAAGTTCCAAAGAGTTTGAAAATCAAGAGAGGTAACGGCCTGCCTCCTCTTGTATTACCACAAGGCCCAAAATTCGAACAAATGCTAAAACGATGGACTTAGGAGAACAAAATCTAAACTTGGATATTCTGGAAGAACCGGAAGAAATACAGATCGACACTCAAGACGAGGCTTTTCTGAAATCTGATGGAGTAAGAAAAATTTCATTTGGAGGACCAGACGGGCGAGATGTAAAATTGCAGCCTTTCAATACGCACCGCCAGGTCGCAGCGCAAAAGCTCGGCATGGAATTTTTCAACATGGGCGAGGAAGCACTGGAGGAGTTTCAAGAGCGGGAAACATACAACGGAATTTTTCAGGATGCAGTCATCGTCGTCTACCTATGCGCTCATCCTGTTTCACTAGCAAAAAAGGCTTTACGCGTTCCTGCTAAAGTAATGGGCGAGGCGTTGAATTGGGCCGAAAAAGCAGGCGTTCTTGTCGGAAACGAGAAGCACGGGGAGTTGATCGCGGCATTCGGCGACATCATCGGAGACATCATCGCCAGTGTTGCCGAGATCGACCAGACCGGAATGCAGTCAGCCGACGAAAGCCTGGGAAAGTAATTGGATCGGTCTGCGAATATGTCGCTACAGTCTCAGAAGCGACTCACGGTTCCATGACCGTTGAGCAGATTTTAGATATGCCAGTAGCTCAAGGATTGCAGCTACGTAGCGCGGGATTGATTGCCAAAAACGTCAGGATGAAACCAGCAGGAGGGAGCAACCTGCGAAGGGAGGCCGAATCTATACTTGGCGACTATTACGAGGAGTTTGCATCGTGACCCGCGTTTTTGATTACGTGGAAAATTAACCTATATTACAAACGCATGGCCGGAACCGTTAATCTCAAATCTAAAATCTCCCTAGACGACAGTGCCTTCGTTTCGGGAATCAAAAGAGTTCAGCGAACTGTCGGCGCATTTGCTGGAAAAGCTTCGCGAGCATTTAGGTCTGTCGGTGCAAGCATAGCTAAAGCAGTTACTCGTCTCAAAAACTTTGCAGCGATCATTGCAAAGATTTCCCTTGTAGGAATTGGCGCAGGTATAGCCGCCGCTGGAGTAGCTGTATCCAAGTTGGTCAAAGCAGGTTCTGGAATGGCGGCTCAATATGAGACTATCCGCCTGACGATGGGCGCGTATCTCAAGGACTTGGGCAAGGCTGATACAATACTGGAGCAGATTGCAAAATTCTCTGTTGTCACGCCATTTGAGACTACCGGACTGCAAGATGCTACGAATACGCTACTTGGAGCAGGTATCGCTGGCGAGGAAGTTGTTGGCGTTCTAAAAGAAATTGCAGCTGTCTCAAAAACTACGGGGCAAGTTGGCGAGTTGGCTGACGCTCTGAGTAAGGGGTTCGCAAAAGGGAAATTCCAAACGGAGGAATTAAACAAGTTTCTCGAGCGCGGAATCAACCTTATGCCGGAACTGGAAAGAGTCACTGGCAAGAGCGGCGAGGCATTGCAAAAAGCGATTCAAAAGGGTTTGAAATTTGATGATGTCAGAACGGCAATCGCTAATCTTAGCAAAGAAGGCGGGCTATTCTTTGGAATGCTAAAAACGCAAAGCACAACATTTACTGGTTTAATTTCCACATTGAGCAGTAATTGGGACGAGTTTTTGCTAAAGTTTGGTCAGCCAATCAACGACTCGTTGAAACCTTTGCTTGATATTTTTATCGTCCAGGTGCAAAAACTGACCGAATCCGGCGCACAGATTGGAACAGTTATTTCAACGGCGATTGATGGAGTTGTAAACAAAATCAAAGGCGTCGATTTTGTCGGAATTTTCAAGGAATTTATTGCTGGGCTGGATGCAGATGGATTAAAAACTTTACTAATGTCTGCCGCAAAAGTGGTCGCTGCATTTTTCGGAAATAAGATGATTGAAGTAATCCGAATTGGAGCGCATCTTTTCAAAGTGGCTTTCAGTCACGTCGCGGAGCAAGTATCGGGCGAATTTGGGGAAACTCTCAAGAAGGAGTTTCTCGAGATTGCTAAGTTCGCCGTAATGCCCCCGCCCTTGGCTATTGCAAAATTGACTAAAAAAATAAAAGAGGGATTAAATAAGGCGAATGAGGAAGGTGTCACGCTGGAGGACAAGTTGCTATCCGCAGCGGATGCGCTCAAGAATAAAGTGACAAAAGACCCAGACCCATTCGGCTTGCAGGCAGAGGCTGATGCTTTCAAGCAAGCCTTGGAGGGGGTCATGGAAAAAGGGAAAGACAAGATCGCTAGTAGATCAGAGTCCGACGAGTATGACGCAGAACTGGCAGCGCAAAAAGCAAGAGTGAAGCGAGATGAGGAGATGGCAAGAGCAGCAAAGGCGCAGAAAGCAGCGGACCTGGCCAAGATCAACGATTTCCTTACGGGATCGGTCCCAGATCACGTCTCGGCCAATATGCCGCTGAAAGCCGATCCACGAGGACAGTCTGAATGGCAAAAGCTGCAATCGTCGTTCAACGCATTCGACTTGCTCCAAGGACGGAAGGCTCAAGGGATTGCTGTTGGCAAATCGACGAGCCTGAGTCAAAATGGAATGGGAGTAAAACGATACACTAACCCGGCGCGAGAAGCTGCCCGGATCGCGAAACGACAGAGAAGAGACGTTCGCGACCAGACAGAGATTTTGCGCGACGTAGACAAGAAGCTTGGGCAGGGCTTGGCGGTGAATTGATATGGCAGACCCAACTTACATCGGCAATACTTCATTCCGCACATTCTCAGTGGTTGAGAATGAGAACTCGGAAAGCTCTGATACTCTGACCGTCGTTCTGCGAGGCGATCTGGACGAGTTGGATACAGTAAATGAGGCTTGGATCAGAGGCAGATCGGGAACGACTCTAGGCTATCCAAATATGTTTTTGCAGACCAAAAGCGTTAGCAGCGGAGGAGGCCAACCATTTGCAGAAATAACCCTAAACTTTGAAGGTTTTCTCGTCGCGACTTTTAGCAATCCGGTAAGAATAGAAGACTCTTTGACCATCCAGAGCGGATCGTTTGTTTCCGATCAAACGGACCTAGAAGGCAACGAGGTAACAGTCCAGGCTTCGTTTTACGCGCAGCAAACATCTATTTCATGGATTCACCGAGGCAAGAACGCTCCGACTGCGCCACAGTATCCTGCTATTGTCCCGGCTGAGATAAATACTTCCACGCTATTCAATAAGCAACCGCCAACTTTCGACGGATCGCTACAGGTCAAGAATGTCGGACTTCTGGCAGGCTTTACACGATCCGAATTGGCAACAGGAATTTGGGCCGTAACAGAAACGTGGATCGTGCGAATGGAACCGGATGAAGGATAAATGGATGATTTTGAAAAATACGATTCCGGCTTTTTCTTCGGTCGATTCAATCGCTTGATTG